GTTGTAGAGGAACATGATATGTCTGTAAGGATTGTTGAGGGCTTTGAAGATAGTTTCAATCCTTCAGTGTTGTTTAATTTAGGAGCCAAACAAGCGCAGGGGGAATTCTTAATTCTGTCTAATCCAGAATGTAAGCATACAGTAGACATATTGTTTGGTTTGGATGAGGAGTTTAGCTACGGTAAAGATTGTTATGTAATATGCGCTTGCCGGGCATTGAATGAAGATGGGACATTCTATAGATGGTATCAGCATTCGGAACACCGAAACGCTTGTTATCATTTTTGTTCCGCCATCAGTCAAGAGAATTTTTGGAGAATAGGCGGATTTGATGAACGATTTAAAGACGGTTACGGTTATGATGATGACGCATTCCGTGATCGTGTGGCAAGAAGTGGAATTCCCTTTATAGTACGGGATGATTTGGTAGTTGAACATCAATGGCATCGGAGAGTTAGACCTGCTGGGCATAGACGGGCCTTGCGACGCAACAAGGAATTGTATGAGAGGAATTATGGAACGGGAAAGCAAAGTATGGGGACAGCGTTGGCTGATTAGGAAAGACAGCACACATGCTACATCGTTCTTGAAGCTGGATGAGGGTTACAGGTGTAGTTGGCATTGTCATCAAGAGAAGTACAACCTGTTCTTTGTAGTGTGGGGTAAAATAGGTATTTTAATTGAAGGAATTGATGGGTGCAGAAAAGAGACAATCCTTACTGAAGGTCAATTTCTTACTGTAGCCCCTCGGCAATGGCATGAGTTTCGGGTTTACGAGCATTCTGGTGTAATTGAGGAGATGTATGTTGAGTATTCGGAAAACGACATAGAACGAGAAACAAAAGGAGGCAAGCTGATATGCAGTTGACCGGTCTTGAATCAGTATTGTTGGGTGGGCTTATTGTAAGTGCTTCCGCATTTTTCACGGCGATGGGCAAGGAGTTTTTATTCAAAAGGAACATAAGGGATATCAGTGACAGGTATTTATCTCAGTCCATGTTTGAAAGGCAAACGGAAGTATGTAAGGAACGGTTTGATCGTACGGATAATGAAACGGAAGAGACCCGTAAAGAGGTCGCGAGGCTTTCTGCTATGTTTGAAAGGTTTATCATATTTAGTGATCTTCCTTTGGATACTAAGCAGAAGATAATCAATGGGGGAGGTGTCAAATAATGGCCAGAGTTACGGCGTTGGAAGTCAAAGATATTCTGGACACGGATTTGTCTGATTCCGTGGTGGAAGCATTTATCAGTGACGCTAGCAACTTGATAGATGAATTATTTGAAGATGAAACTGGTGTAAGCGATGAGTTGCTTGCTTCGATTGAAAAATGGGTAGCGGCTCATTTTGTAGCTATAAGAGATCAAAGGCCAAAGTCTGAGAAAGTAGGGGATGCAAGTATTACTTATCACGGCACATCGGGAAAAGGTTTAGAATTTACGCCGTACGGACAACAAGCCCTACTACTAGATACTACGGGCAGGTTGAAATCTATCGGAGGAAAACGCGCCACTTTTAAGGCGGTGGATATGAACTTATGAAATTATGGATACCAGATAGAATTTGGGATCAGCAAGCGTGCTGGATAATAGGAGGAGGTCCAAGTATCCTTGACATACTAAAAGTGCCTGCTGAGACTCAGGAGCAGGTCTTAAAGAAAGAGGTACATCCTTCCATATTGTCTGGGTATTTTGGAGTCATCCGTGATGAACACGTGATAGGAATCAACAATGTGTATCAGATCGGCTCGTGGATAGACATTGTATTCTTTGGAGATTGTAGTTGGTACAATGTCCATCGGAATGCTTTGGCTCGGTTTTCTGGTCTCAAAGTATCATGTTGTCGTAGGTTTGAAGGTTGGAAAGATTCAGACAATCGTGAGATGTTGTATATGAAAAAAGATGGGGACATAAGGCAAGGTATTACGACTAAACAAGGGCATGTATCGTGGAACAGCAATTCAGGGCTTGCCGCTATAAGCATGGCTGTACAGTTGGGCGTCAAAAGGATATTCTTGCTTGGTTTTGATATGTGTGCCCGTGAGAGATATAGTCATTGGCATGGTCATCATGATCATGTGGGAAGGGTACGGAGGCGATTGAATTACACGGCTCTGATCAATAGAACGGCTCGTGTAGCAAGTGACGCAGAAAGACTTGGGTTGGAAATTTTGAATGTGAATCCGAAAAGTGCAATTCCTTATTTTCCAAAGATCACACTGGAGGAGGCTTTAGAATGGAACGACTGATGCCCGCACCTATCTTAATCACAGGAGCGGCCCGAAGCGGAACAAGTATGGTGGCTGGGGTAATCAATATTTGTGGGGCTTTCGGGGGCAATATGTCAGGCCCTAATCGCCATAATCAGAAGGGTATGTTTGAAAATGCTTATATACGAAATAAGATTGTGAAGCCTTATCTTCGCGGATTAGGAGTTGATCCTCTCGGACAATATCCCTTGCCTGATGTGGATAAATTGCCCATCCCGGTTAACTGGAGAAAAATGGTGGAGCAGGTTTTGATTCAAGAAGGTTACAAAGAAGGCCCCTGGATGTATAAGGGTGCAAAGATGTGTCTTATGTGGCCGGTTTGGAATTTTGCTTTTCCTGACGCTAAATGGATTATCGTGAGGCGGCGAACTGGCGATATTGTTCAATCATGTTTAAGGACAGGATTCATGCGGGCCTTTGAGAGTGAGGAGTTTCGCAGATTGGTGGGGGCTTCTGACGTTAAGGAAGGTTGGATTTGGTGGGTACATCAGCATGAAAAGAGATTTGTTGAGATGATTACAGAAGGACTGAATTGTAAAATTGTTTGGCCTGAGAGGATGGTGCATGGGGACTACCGGCAAATAATGGATACTATTGAATGGGTAGGTTTGGAATGGAAGAGCGAGGTGCTAAGTTTTATTGATCCAAAGCTATGGAAAGCGAGAAAGAGAAAGTAGTATGTTCCCGAAAAAACCTATGCTGAGTCAGGGTTTTCCGGTCAAATTCAAGAGTTTTTAACTGAGGGAATACCAAAAGTAGGGAAATATAAAATGGCTGATTTTCCAAATAAACAACTTAATCAAACCGCCGTCTACTGGGCTTCTCCTACCCAGGATGGATATGGAGGTTTCACTTGGAGCAGCCCTGTTGAAATAGATTGCAGGTGGCAGAACTCCACTAAAGTTATTACTACAGGCAACGGTGATGAGATTGTTTGTAAGGCTATTGTTTATGTGAATCAAGATGTGGATGAGGAAGGGATGCTATACCTTGGTGATTTAGATGATTTGGACTCTGGTCAAGAAGCCGATCCCATGACAGTGGATGGTGCTTACAAGATATTACGCTTTGATAAGAGCCCTACGGTTCGGGGGGATGCTTACCTACGGAAGGTGTATTTGTAATGGCTCAAGTTAAATTGCATGGATTTGATAAAGTAATGAGGAATTTGAATAAGGAGATTAAAGGAATCGAAAATCGCTCCTTGAAAGGGTTAATCCGTGCGGCTATTCTCATTAGGCGGGATATGGAACATACTTCTCCAAGAATACCAATTGATACCGGTAACCTGCGGGCAAGTTTTTACACTGTAACTTCTAAGGGAAGGATAACGCGAGGAGCCAGTCCCAGATTTAAAGGCAAGCAAGCAAAAACGCTGGCGGCGGACCATCCGGGAGAAGTGGATGAAGCTCGAAAGTTAATCGGTCAAGAAGGACGTCCGGCTGTCGCATTGGGGTTCTCGGCATTCTATGCTCTTTTTGTTCATGAGATGGTAGGAGCCCATTTTCAGCGTCCTGGTTCAGGAGCTAAGTTTTTTGAATCCGCCTTAAAACGCAACCACGATAAAATAGTGAAGGTTATTCAAGAGGAGGCAAAATTAAAGAAATGAATCCTTGTTCTGTCGATATCAAAGACATGCTTGAGTCTGAAAGCAGTTTGGGACTTATATTTGCTTCCAATTTGTTTATCGGGCGAGAGCCTACCAGTCCCGATAATTGCGTTACTATATTTGACACGCCAGGAGGAGCTCCTCAACAGACGTATGTACAAGGAGAGAATTACTATTATCCATCCGTCCAGATACGGGTGCGAAACAATGATTATCTGACAGGGTGGGATCTGATAAATGATATAAAGGTGCTTCTGCATAACAAGTCTCAGGAGACATGGAACGGCACGTTGTATAGTGCCATCGCTTGTAGTATTGAACCAGCCCTGCTTGATTGGGATGAAAATGGAAGGGCACGGTTCGTTACAACGTTTGATATACAAAGAAAATAGGAAAGGAGGTAAAGACAAATGGCGATTAGTGGAAAAGGAACTGCGTTCCGCAGATGGAACAGCACCTTGGGAGAATGGGAAGACATTGCGGAAATTACTAACATTACAGGGCCAGGCATGAGTCGGGACACGATTGATACCACAGCACTGGATACGAGTGGTGGTTACCGCACGTTCATCACCGGGTTTAGGAATCCTGGTACGGTCACG